GCGCGGCTGATGCCACGGGGGTCTTCCACGATTGCTTCGACCGAATCATCATTGATAAGTCGGAATTCACGACCATGAATTTTTACCCGGCTACCTGCATGTGGGCGGGTGAGGATAAAATCGCCCTCCTTACACCAAGGGCCTGATGGGAAACGTTTTTCGTCTTTGAATGCATCGGGACCAACTTTGACAACGAAGAGGACCGGTGTGGTAAGCTCTTCGAATTTCTTGGTCTCATCTGCCTTAAGGATACCACCGGCAGTTCGTTCTTCCACTTCAGGGATAGCGCACAATATACGATATCCAGACGGGTCTGGAAGCTGCGTAGCCCGATCTTCAACCGGCACTTCCGGTTCAGCAGGGGTACTCGTGATAGGTTTACCGTCGAGGTTAACGAGCGCGGGTTTGGCCGCACTAATAATCTCAGTCATCATCTTGTTCCATTCGTTGCGCGGTTTCCATGAGGATATTATTCGCCATCAGCAAACCACGATAAATGCCGCAGGCGTACTTATAAGCACCGAAATCTTCAGCACGGCCCATGGCCATATCCGACTCGATGATCTTAAGTTCTTCTTGTACCTTGTTTGATAGGTGCCTTAATATGTCGTTACCCATTGTTATTCCTCAGTTTGCCCCTCAGGAGCGGTGTCAGGTGTGGCTTCTTGTTGCTCACCCTGTTGTGCCATTTGCATTAACTGCATGGCAGTATCCTTTTCAGATTCGCCGGTACGATGGCTATGGTCCATTGTAGACTTAGCAATCTCAATGCCCATACGTAGGCCAGCTTCTTGTTCCTTGGAGGATAAATTTGCACTATCTGTAGCCATTCTAGCACCGACTTGCATGCCGGCGATCTGGGTCTGGCTGTCGATACGCTGCTGTTCAAGGTCGCTCTTGTCCGCTTGGATGATACCATCCAGTATCATCTTCTTCTCCTTAAGCTCGACTTCCTTCTGCTTAAGTTGGAGTTCACCCTGTTTGATCTGCAGTTCTTGCTGTTGCATCTGGACGATTGGGTCCTGAGCCATCTGCTGGTTCTGCTGTTGTTGGGCTTGCTGTTGCTTGCCTTGGAGTAACTGCTGGGCAGCGGCTGCGGCCAGACGCGAAATCTGGATTTCCATATCAGCCGACATAGCTTGGTTCGGTGCTGGGTATGGGACGCCGGCAGTATCTTCGATCTGCTTGCGATAGGCAAAGGCAATGTGCTCATTCATGTGCGCCATCATTGCAGCCTGCATAGCCTGAGCGTTAGGGTTCTGACCCATCAACTGTTGGATTTGCGGGTCTTGCATAGCACTTGTGTGCACTGCAATATGTGCCTCATGGTCTTGGCCTATGAACGCCTTAACTGGCTTACCGTTGATGATATCCATGTTTTCAGACACAGGGTCACGCGGCTTCATATCGTCGCCGTCCTTAAGCGGGACAAGCTTCTCTGCGTTCTTGATCCCCAACACCTCAAGCATCTGGCGATGCAGGTATGGCATGTCGTAAATCTGCGGAGCAGTCTGGGCCAGCTGGAGCACAGCTTGATACTGCACGATCTTCTGCGCCATTGTAGCCGCGTTAGGGTCAGATACAGGGATAACAGCGACTTGGTCGTAGTCAGCCTTCTTAGCCTTGCGGCTACCTTCTACTGGCTCATAGCTATACGCCTCTGGCGTATAATCACGGATAATGATCTTAAGGAGCTTAAACTCCTGCTTCTGGGCGTAGTGGATGCGCGCTTGGATAGCAGATGTCATCTTAAGCGTGCGCTCAAGGATTGCCAGCGTGGTGCCCACAGGAGCCTGCCCAGACATGTCAGAGACCTTCATATCGGCTGCTGACGCGAACCTACGGCCTTCCTCGACGATGGTGTTCAGGAGGCTGTAGAGGACTTGGCTTGGCTCTTTGTAGGGCAACGGCATGATGTTATCACGCATTGTCCCCGAGGCTACGTCTACATCGCGCCATTCAGCCGGTGCAATAGGCGTATCATCACCCTTGACACGTAAGCCCTTAGTTTTGAACCCACCAGGAAGATTAGATAGAGTGCCAGCATCAACAAGCTGACGAATAAGACTGGTGCCAGACTTAGCAAAAGAACCAACGAGATGAATAAGGCCAAAAGCGTAGAAGCCAAAGCCCGGAACGTACGAATAATGTACGAAGTGATTGCGTTTGCGTTTAAGTTTGTCATCAGGGTCCCAATTCCGGCGGATTGCAAGGATTTCTTGTGTTTGTTTTTCTATCGTTACAACATAAGGTAACGCTATACCCTCATCGGCAAACTCATCATCTGGGATTTCCAGATCGACATGCATTTCAAGCAATTTATAGCGGTCATCCGAAGAAGCCCTGAACCCAAGCTTTTCAGCGATGGATTTCTCAATCTCATCAAGGGTATCGCTAGGTTCTGGGAGGTCAACATCACGGTAGAAGCCTGCAGCCTGCAGCTTTGCGACCTCATTAGGGGTCTTACGCATCACATGGGTGACGCGCTCTGCGGTTTCTAGGTTACTTGCGCCATAAGGCACGACAACATCGTCAGCGGTGACGTACATCGACACTTGACGACCGAGTGATGGATCGAAATACACCTTCTTGAACGCATTACCTGCAAGGCCCAACCCCCACAGCATGCGTTCGTGTTCAGGACGATACTCGACCATCACATCGGTCAACTGGTAATTCATATCAGCTTCAACACGGGTAGCCGCATCGCGTTTCTCTGGCGTCTCAAGGCCAACAATCTCTGTACGCACCGGCCCACGGGCTGGGAACGTCTCCATCATGGTCTCAGCTTGGAACTTAACCACTGCTTCAGCAAGGAGAGGGTGGTATACACCGCATGCACCAGGCCAAGGTTCAGTCCGGTCATCAACCTTCATACCCAAAAGCTCAAGACCGTCTACATAAGTCTGTATCCAGTCCTTACGACTTGATAAATCTTCCTCGAACTCGCCCAATAAGTCACCGGCAAGCTCTGTAAGCACGCCTTCGTCCATATCGTCAGCTAAGTTGGACGCAAAATCGTCTTCTTCCTCGGCATCAGGATCGATCTTAATCTCCATATCACCTGTGCGAAGAGTTACTTCTTCAGGGTCTTCGATCTCAATCTCAATATCAGGACCGCCCATATCAGGTATATTACCCGCTGGAAGACCTAGAGGTGCTTGGTTAAGTGCTTTATCAATAGCCATCAGTAATATCCTTGGTTCCTACGGCTTTTGAAATACTGTATTTCTTCCGGCTCGTCTAGATTAGTCGTGATATATCCGCCTCTACGGAACCGATGTAGTGCCATAGACACCGTATCGACGTAGTCATCATGCTCTGAACCAGGAAAACTGGCTACTTCTTCAATCACTTCTTCGGCCCAACGTGTTGATGGTGCCCACACCCGTCCAGATGCAAACAAATCACTTACCGCGTTTAGCCGGCTGATCTTATCATTACCACGCGACGGAGTAAATTCCTGTACTGGTATCCCCATGGCACGCATTTCATAGATGAGTGGTGCACCTGATGCCTTCTTTTCTATGATGATGCTGTCTGGTTCCCACTCACGATACTCTTGGACGGCAACTTTCTTTAGCTCAGGGAACTCCATGCGGTCACGGAAGGCGTTTAACAGGATGATATTAGCCTGCTCATTGCCTGCATCGTCAGGCTGGTAGAACACACCCCATGTTGTACACGCCGAATAGTCGGCACGTTGCGTCTTCTCGAAGGCCGTATCCCAACTTTGCAAGATAAAATCGCACTGTGGGGGGTTATTATTGGGCCATTCCTGCCACCATTCGCGCTTGACAATAGCTGAAGTATCTGAAGTGGGCGATTGTTGGTACTGTGCCTGCCATTTACTGTTCGGAAGTTCTTCGCGCAGGACCGAAAGCTCGTCCATAGGCCAAAACTCAGGCCATAGTGGGTTACCACTAGGTAGAATAGCAGGAAACTCGATCACTTCCCAGTCATCCCCGCCACGCGCAGCTGCTGCTTTAAGCACTTGGGCTGTCAGGTCTCTTTTAGACCAACGTGTCATCACGATCACGATGGAACCACCTGGCTGTAGACGCTGCCGTGGCCCTGAAGTGTACCACTCGTAGGTCTTATCGTAGATATCAGGGTTAATTTCGGCCAGCGCAGCTTCCTGCTCGGAGTGCGGATCGTCAATAATGAGCACATCAGCGCCCTTACCCGTCACAGCACCACCGATCCCGATAGCGAAGTAATCACCCCCCTTCGAAGTATTCCAACGACCTGCTGCTTTACTATCCGAACTTAGTGACAGATCAGGGAACACTGCGTGGTAATTTTCTGTATCGACAAGGTTACGCACTTTACGCCCAAAGCCCACAGCCAACTCAGCAGTGTGCGAACACTGGATGACCTTCTTATGTGGGAACTTACCTAGGAACCACGCTGGGAACAGATATGACGCAAACTCTGACTTAGTGTGTCGAGGTGGCATATTGATGATGAGCCGCTTACACTCGCCGCGTGCAACGCGCTCGAACGCTTCTGCCATGCGTGCATGGTGCCGACCACTAATGAATGATGGCCACATCCGGTTGACAAAGGCAATGAACCGCTCTTCGGCAAGCTTCTTAGACTTAAGTTCTTCAAGCTTATCAAGTTCGGCAAGTAACTGTTGCTGCTCTGCGGGGGACAAGGCAGGCAATATCGCTGGGATATCCTTCAGGGAGATGTTCTCAAAGGGAGAACTCATTCGTCCTCACCCTCTTCTTCCTCATCCCATTCTTGTACAAGTTCCTGTACAACTTCATCCTTATTGGGTTTATAAACCCCTAGCTCCTCGTCGAGGTCCATACCTACAGGCGTGACGTCTATGATGTCGGCATTGAGTAGCCGCTTAACCCGCTCTTTTATTGCGTTCTCTAGGCTTTCAGGCGTGTTGTAGTTTATGGTTATCTCGCTGCGCTCGGTGAACAGCCCGATGTCTGAGTGTTTTCCTAGCAATTCCAATGCCTTAAGCTCAAACTTAATGTCACCGCAATCGGCGATCTCCATGAGCTTATGCGTAATAGCAGCACGCGCTTGGCTCGCATCAAATGCCAACATCTGTCCGTAGTTACGCAGGAAGGACGCAGTGGCGTATGCCGTATTTGTTTGGGTCAAGGCTGGGGTGAGAGTGTTCCGGCCCACCGCGTTGCGCTTTGCGTCTTTTATCAGGTTCTTAAGCTTCTCTTGGTCTGCCTTGTCCGGCAATTCCAGAGGCGCACCCATCTCCACCTGTAGCTCGGCAGTACTGCCAGCGACCTCCATCTCTTCGATGAGCGTCTTAGGTTTATCATCGTCCAAGCTATAGGGTACTTTATGCTCCCTAGTTGGTTCGATTTTAATTATAGGCATGTGGTGCAGCATCCGGTTTGAAGGAAGCAGTGAAGGCGCGCTTATACTTAGGTAAGTAAAGAAAGAAAAGGGGTAATTAATCTTTGTGTGTTAAACCACTACGCTCGTAGGTCTTCCTGCGGTGGCAGTTTGCGCAGCGCACTTCGCATTTATCTATCTCGTCTTTTAGCTTCTTCATGCTGACACCCTTGCGTGCCGCATCAGATATGTTGAAGTCTTTATCTTTGAGGTGATCAAATTCTAGAATGATCGGGTCCGTTTCCCCGCAGTCTACGCAAGGGTTAGTCTTGAGGTAGGTAGTTATAAATGCGCGTATGCGCACACGGGCAGCTTTGCTGTACTCTTTGGCCTTGGCAATAACTTGATCACGATGCTTCTCGTAGTGCCTACGGCTTGCCGCCCTCTGCTTTATTGGATCGTTGATCGGCATGGGTGAGGGATATACTGTGGAAGTGGCAGAAATAATACAAAATAAAAATAGGGGTGGGGGGTCTTGCATTTGAAATGATGGCGGG